GGAGAAGAAGATGAAGTCCAACATGGACGGTCTCCACGCCCGTCAGATTCTGTTCTATGTCAGCTCTGATGACTTCGGCGCCCTTCCTGCAGAGGGGGACCTCCTGGACCTGGACCGGCAGCGGTTCACCGTGGTGGAGGCCACCGATGAGTGCGGGATCTATGCAGTCACGATAGAAGCCAGCCGGAGCAAGGCGGGGAGGCGGTCCCCATAAAAACAACCAGCCAGGACGGCCTCATCCAATTCGAGATCGACGAGGCCATCCTAAAGACCATTGAGCAGGCCCTCTGCGGCTTGAAAAGCCAAAGCAGAAAAGTCCTGAAGAACGCCGTGAACGCTACGGCAAAGCAGGCAAAAGCTGATCTGGCACAAAAGGCCCAAGAGGAGTATGCGGTCAAAAAGACCCGTTTCACCAAAGCGATGACCAGCAAAAACGCCAGTCTCGCAAGACCGGAGGCCACCATCAACATCACTGGTGAGCAACTGGAGCTGAAGGACTTCAAGGTGTCTCCCGCTTCTTACAAAACCGGAAATGCGCGGCCAAGCGTGACAAAGGCAAAGGTTCTCCTTTCAAGCTCGATGAAGCCCCTGGAGCATTCAGGGGGCAAGGCGTTTCTGGCCAAGTTCAAAAACGGCCACGTTTCCATCGTTCAGAGGAAGGGCAAGAGCCGCTTCCCGCTGAAGAAGCTCCTATCCAACAGCATCCCCAAAATGGTGGGAAGCCAAGAGAGGGTCTACGGAATCGTGGAGCCGAACATCTACGACAACCTGATGGACAACATCGTCAGAGAGATCGGTAAGGTGATGAAGAAATGACCGCGAGAGAACTTCAGACAGCCGTTATTGCAGACCTCGGTGAGCTTTTCAGAAAGGAATCTGGCAGCCAGCCGTTCCTGTTCAAATCGCCGGACATTATCCCGGATGAAGAACTGGAGAAGTTGGAGCCGGAAAACCTGGACCCCGATCTCTCTGGCGGTCTGCACAACACCCGGTATTGGAACGCCATGAATCCCGCCCCGGACATCGAGGATGAGGATGAGCGGGAAATCTTTCTGCAGGACAATGCGCACCACAAACACAAGATGGTTCCTTTGAACATTTTTCCGCAGGCCCTCCCAAAGCGGAAAACCGCCGATACAGAGGACCCGTTCCCGTACATCATCGTGCGCATTGACAGCGGCGGGATTGACTCGCAGACCGACCCGCACAAGGTGGCCCTGATCCTGATGATTGGCATCTATGACGATGATCCGAACAACCAGGGACACGTCTCTGTGCTGGAGATTATCGAACGCATCCAGAAGCACTACCAGGAATCTCCCGTGGTGGCTGGGATGTTCAAGTTCACGGACCCCTTCAACTGGGCCTTACAGGACGAAGAAAGCTGGCCCTACTTTTTCGGCGCCTGCAACCTCAATTTCCAGTTGCCGGCGCCCAGGACAGAATGGAGTAAATACACATGACAAAAATCATTTATGCAGGTCCCACGATCCCCGGCGTAGCCATCCGCAATGCGGTCTACGAGGAACTGCCGGAGGCTCTGCAGACGGCCATCGAGGCGCTCCCGTACCTGAACGGCCTCTGCGTTCCCATCGCCGTGATGCCGCAGGCGATGGACGAGATCGACAAAAAGAGCGGCAGGTTTTACACCCTCTACGCAAAAGCAGAAAAAGAGAGGGCGGAAATTCAGAAAGCCGCCCTCCAGAGAAAGGAGTGATCTGACCTATGGCATTCCAGCATGGCGTAAGAGTTCAGGAACAGCCTACCAGCCTCGTGGCGCCTGTTTTGGGTACCGCTGGCCTTCAGGTGGTATTCGGAACCGCACCCGTGAATTTGGCCGATGACCCTTACAAGGCAACCAATATCCCGATCATTGCCTACAGTTGGGGCGAGGCGGTCTCTCAGCTTGGCTTCAGCGAGGAAAAGGGAGAGGACAGCCACTACCGCTACACTCTCTGCGCTTCCATGTACGCTTGCTTCAAATTGATTGGCGTGGCCCCGGTCATTTTCGTCAACGTCCTGGACCCCACCAAGCATAAGAAGAAGAACGACCCCACAGAGGTAGCCGTGGAGGACATGGAGGCCATCGTTCCCATTACCGGCATCCTGCTGGACACAGTGAAGATCAGCACCACAGCGACCGAGGATGAGGCGGCTGTCGAGCTGAAGGAGTACGTGGACTACCTTCTTTCCTTTGACGATGACGGACAGCTCATGATTACCCTGATCGCAACCGGAGCCGGAGCGGCGGCGGCAGCCTTAACCGTGGAGTCCACCTCCATCGACCCCGATGCCGTGGACGCAGACGATGTGATCGGAGTGAGCGCCACCGGCGGCGAAAAGGGTATGGAAGTCGTTCGTCAGGTATACCCACGCTTCGCCATGACCCCCGGCCTGCTGCTGGCCCCCGGATGGAGCCATATCCCGGACGTTGGCATCGTCCTCGCCGCAAAATGCCAGGAAATCAACGGCTATTTCAACTGCGAGGGCTTCATCGACATCAACAGCAAGGACAGCGGATGCACCCGCTACAGCGATGTCAAGATGGCGAAAGAGGCGGCTGGATGCACCAACAAGCGCATCATGGCCCTCTGGCCGTGCATCCAGGTCGGCTCCAGGAAATTCTGGTATTCGGCAATCATGGGTGCGCTGACCGCCTACGTGGACGCAAATAACGACGATGTGCCGAACCTCTCTCCGTCCAACAAGCTGATCGGCATCACAGGTACCGTCCTGGGCGATGCCGTCTACACGCCCAAAGAGGACGGCACTGGCGGCACATGGGACAAGGAAGTGGTCCTGGATCAGCTTCAGGGCAATGCCGTGAACAGCTTCGGTGTGACCACCGCTATCAACGTAACCGGCTGGCGGACCTGGGGCAACCGTACCGCCGCATATCCGGCCAACACGGACCCCAAAGATATGTGGTTCTGCTGCCGCCGGTTCTTCAGCTGGTGGGGGAACAGCTTTATCCTGACCTACTTCCAGAAAGTGGACGATCCGGCGAACCGAATCCTGATCGAGAGCATCTGCGACACTGAAAACATTCGCGGCAAAGCCTATGTCTCCCAGGGAAAGTGCGCCAGGGCGGAAATCGTGTTCATCGCAGACGAAAACCCCGTTACCAGCCTGATCGATGGCAAGCTCCAATTCCACCAGTACCTGACCCCCTATCCCCCGGCGGAGGACATTCTGAATGTCCTTGAATTTGACCCATACGCACTTGAGGAAGCACTGAACGGAGGTTGATAAGAGATGTCGATTGCAGGAATCCCCGAAGTCATTCATGACTTCAATATGTACAACACTGGCAACAAGCTGGTCGGCATAACCGGAGAGGTAGCCGTCCCGGACTTCGAAGCCATGACGGAAACCATCGCCGGCGCCGGTCTCCTGGGAGAGTACGAAGCCACGATTCCCGGCCACTACGGCAGCATGGAGCAGGAAATCCCATTCCGCTGCATTGACGAGGACTACTTCAAGCTGATCTCCCCGTCCGAATCTGTGGAGCTGATGCTTCGCGGTGCGCTTCAGTATAACGTCAAGGCCACGCAAAATGTGGACTATATGGGGATGCGTATAGTTTACCGCGGGCGGTGCAAGAAGATCGTCATCGGTACGGTCAAGCAGCACGGCCAGATGGACAGCTCTGTCACCATCGAACTGACCTACATTCTGATCGAGATGGATGGTAAGAAGCGTGTCGAGCTGGATAAGATCAACGGCGTTTTCAAGATAAACGATGTTGATAAGCTGGCCAAAGTAAAGGCCCTGACCTAATAGGAGGAAATCATGGAAAAAGATAACGGCATCGGAATCAAAGCCGAAACCAAAGAGAACGAGTTTGACACTGTGGTCAAGTTCAGCAAGCCCTACACTTTCGAGGGCGATACCTATACCGAGATCGACCTTTCCGGGATGGAACACATGACTGCCCAGGATATGATCGATGCGGAAAAGTACCTGAACCGCTCCGGCGTGTTCTCCCCCATCCCGGAGGTGAGCGTGAAGTACGTCTGCTTCATTGCCAGCAAAGCGGCCAAGCAGCCTATTGAGTTCTTCGAGCAGCTCCCGCCCAGGGAGGCCACCAAAGTGAAAAACAAGGTAACCAGTTTTTTCTACGGAGAGGAATAAGCCCGCAGGATGATGGGGACCGGCTTCTGGAGGTTTGTGTCCAGGCCACCATAGCACTGCGCACCAGTCTCGACTGTTTCCTTCAGATGCCGATCCCAACCCTCATCAAGACGCTGGACACAGCGAGAAAGGAGATGGCTAAGATTGGCAAACGCAAGCGGAAGTAAGGAATACAAGCTGGCTGTGAAGATTGCCGGGTCCATTTCCTCATCCTTCAACAGCGCAATAGGGGATGCAGGGAACAAGCTGACAGAACTGGGGAACATCGCACAAAAAGCGGCAGCATTAGCCGCCGCCGCATGGGGCGCCCTCAAGGTCGGGGAATTTGTATCCAACGCGGTAGACACCTACAAGTCCTTTGATCAGTCGATGGCCAAGACCGCCGCCACAGCCGGCGCCACGGCGGAGGAATACGCCGCCATGCGGCAAGCTGCCCTCGCAATGGGGCGAGCTACCTCCAAGACCGCCGCTGAGAGTGCGGACGCACTCGGCTACATGGCCCTGGCCGGATGGAGCGTAGAGGATTCCATAGCAAGCCTGGAACCCATTCTGCGGCTTTCGGAGGCCACACAGATGGACCTCGCACGATGCTCGGACCTGGTCACAGACAGTATGAGCGCAGCGGGGCTGGCGGTCAGCGATCTCTCCATGTACCTCGATGTGGCGGCACAGGCCAACAATAAGTCGAACCAAACCGCCGAACAGTTGATGGAAGCCTACATAGGCGTAGGCGGTACCTTGAAGGGGCTGAACGTCCCCATCCAGGAATCAGCTGCGGCCCTCGGCGTGATGGCAAACCGTGGTATCAAGGGCGGGGAAGCAGGCAATGCCCTCAACGCCGTCCTGGTGAACCTTACCACAGGCACCGGGCAGGCCGGGAAGATGATGGAGGCGCTCGGTATCTCGGCGTTCGACAGCAGCGGGAAGTTCATCGGCCTGCAGGAAACCATTCAGAAGGTGTACGAGGCCACCAAAGACATGACGGACGCGGAGCGCAACGCCGCCCTTGCCGCCATCGGCGGCAAGCAGCACGCTGACGCGCTGAACGCCCTCATGGCTGGCCTGACCACCACCACAGCGGACGGCGTAACTG